TGGGGTAGTTTTTAATACTCGATAATGTCCCCAAGGTCGGCTAACTAAATTATTTATTGAAATGGTGGACCCATAAACCAACAAACCAAGCTGTGTCTTTTACCTTCGGTCACAGCTTTGACTCTATGTAAATAAAAAGATGGAAATATAATCATATCTCCTTTATTTTTAAATCCCTCTATCGGTTCTATCTTTCCATCCATGTTTTTAATTTGTAATATACCACCCTTGTAATCCTCAAAGTTAGATAAGTTTACAATCATAGATAATTTTCTCACAAGTCCGGGATAAGGACCATCAGGTTCTGGTGGATATATATCTCGGTGCCATTGGTAGTGTTGTCCTTTTGTATACTCAGTAAACTGTGGACATTGTAAGTTTGTAACATTAAATAAATAATCTTGTTTGTTTACTTCCGATGCAATCTCACATAGCTTTGGTACAATCCAATGATCCAAAGGATACCATCTTACTTTTGAGTTCCGATCCTTTTTAAGGTCAGCTTCCTTTTTCCACATCACACCCGCTAAATGTTCTGTATATTTTGGTGATTCCTTAACCATCTCGTCGGATAGTTTATCGGGAACAGCTTTCGGAATGGTTACAAAAGTTTTATACATCAACTATCTCACATGAATTAGCACTACAAGCAAGAGTTTGGGAGGACTTAGTGTTATCATCTTGTTCATATAGTGCTAAAACATCCCAGTTAATTTTATCTGGTTGATTCTTTTTTAACTTATTATATGTCCCTTTGTCAACATCTTCATAAGGTGCTTGTTGATATACATGTCCAAAGTTAGGTAGAAAGGATACACCACTAAGGTCATCAAAGTTTGTCCAACACCAATCAGCTACACCTAACCATTCGTCTTCATTAACCGATATGGTTATACTTGGTTTATGTTCACACCAATGTTTAGCATAAATTAACCAATGATTTAACTGTTCAATAGCTGATCGTTGGTTACGAGTTATACAACCAGTTGGTGCTTTTTCAACAAAAGAAAAGACAGCTGTCGAGTCTGGTTTCATAACACAATCTTCTGTTGGTATGTTTTGTGTTTGTAAAAATTGTGTTAATGGATCTTTCTTATCACCTCTCACTCTTCTGATATAATGTTCGTTGTGTCGAGCATGAATACCTGATGCGGCATTAACTAATTGTGATACCGTACCAGATGGTTTGACACAAGTGATAGCCGTAGCTTGGTTAATACCAAATCGTTTGGCCCATATCTTGTTTACTTCAACGGCTTTTTGTTTCATCTTATCCAACAGTTGAGTCAACCTAGTTATGTTATGGATATCTCCAGATAATATTTGATGGTCCATTATTCCTGTTAATGATACACCAAGAAGTCTTTCTTTTTCTGTAGTATCTTTCCATTGACGACGTAGGTATTTAAAGTTTGTCAATGTTGCCTGCATCGTGCCGAGAATAGTAGCAGCTTCAACTTTATCTAACAGTTCCTCGTCTGTATCATCAGGTCGAACTACTACTTCAGATAAATTACAAAACTGGAAAGGTCTTAATATTATTTCTGAACACGGGTTGGTTCCAAATTCAAAATTATTATCCCGTCTTTTATTTCTACCAGCCACAGTCTTTGAGGCTTGTCTATTAAATATACCTCGTTCGCCACTACCAGATTTATATAAGGCTAACCACTCTTCCATAAATGTACCGATGTTATCTGGCTTTGTTTCATAAACCGCTGAGTTATTTGATAGTGCTCTTTGTGCTTCAACTCTATACCACTCCCCAGACTTTGCATCTCTCATGTCTCTGTCATTAAGATCTGATAAACTAATCATAGCTGACCGTCTAACACCACCCACAACAACAATCTCACCTACTTTACAGACAAGATCGTGACACTCTAACGAAGTTAGTCGTCGGCCCTTGGCTTTAACAAACGTTTCTTTTGCAAAGTTGAAGAGATCCACGAGTGGTGCAGGACCTGAAGCTCTTCCACCGAAAGTGTGAAGTCGTGCCCCTGCAGGTCGCACGTTAGAAATATCCCACCTGGGGATTTGCCCGGCATACAATAATGTAACGACCTCCCGAAATGCTTTTGCCCAACCGAGTTTAGAATCCCTGACCACGATGACAGATTCAGTATCGTGGAAATCATCAGCAATGCAAGGTAAATGTTCTGTGTATTTCTTTTCGACACTAAAACCAACTCCTGTCCCACACATAAGTACATAAAGTATTTCATCAAAAGCCTTGGGATGATCTACAGGTACATAAGAACAATTATAACCGGCTATATTTTCTTTTTCCAAGGCATCACCAGCAGTCATTAATGCTCTCATCGATGGCATAACATCTAAATTTAAAACTTTCTTTTCTAAATAGTCCCTTGTTTTTTTATCTATTTTATATTTACATTTCTTTTCTATTTGTTTTTCAAAGAAATCAAAGTAACGAGACACGGTTTCGTGCCACTCTTCTCTTCTCTTTTTACTCGATAACCATCTAGCATACCTAGACTTGTGGATAAATTGTTGATAAATAGTTGGTAATATTTTTTGAGTCGTCATTGTCTCCCTTTCATTTTAAAAATATTTCTAATATGTGTTAGTGTCATAAAGACATTGAGGAACATCATATAATATAATGCCTCATCGATTGTCCACCACCACCAAAAAATTTGGGAAAACAAACCAAAGAATGGTGCTACCACAGTGCCGTTACCGTATAGATAAACAGACACACATGCTGTTATCGCAGCAATAATTTCAAGCAGTGGAATTTCTGATAATATCATTCTTTTTCTAGCAATTCAATATATCTATTTAAATACCACTGAGCTTTTTGTAAATCTTCTAATCGTTTACCTTTGTAATTACACCTCCATGTGTATTTCATAACCTGTCCACGTAGATATCCACGGTATTCTTCGGGTGTTAATGCAGCTTCGATAGCTTCAATACACTCGATACCTTTACTATTATATTTATAGTGGGGTGGGTTGTTTACTAAATCGTCTGTCATTTTGCCTCCTCTTTGTGGGTCATGTTTAGTAAAACATTTAATCTCTTTCTTTGAAACTCTGTGTTGTCAGGCTCATTAATAAGTTTCCGAGCGAAAGCACGAACTTGCTGATAATTAATGCCAGCAAGATCACACACATCAACGAACCAAGTAGCAGTAACACCGACACTTTTACTGAACCACCGTACAGCATCTTCCCTAACTTGCACAGATTCTTTAGAAACATTTTCGTTTTCATTACTAGCATCAAGTAAAGCTTGATAAATAACAGCTCTGAATAATGCTCTTTCATTTTCTCCTTCCCTATTTCCCGCGGTGATCGTATCTAGTGTAGGGTCTAAAGCAATCCGGGTTTGGTTTGGATTTAACGAATATGTCTGTCGTGTTAATTTCTTTTGGTCTTTCATCTATCCATTCTACTGGCACAAATCTATCTGCCCATATAAAATTATTATTACTAAGCCAATCACCATAATTTGTTTTACTAGTTTTGTAAAGTTTATTTCTAGAATTCTGTAATACAAATCTAATATCTAAGTCTGGTCTCTGTTGTTTTATATACAGATGTTTGGCTCTATCTTCTTTTGTTAGTTGTCCTTTGAGTTCTATTATAATACCGTTTGATAATATAATATCTGGAGTATATGTTTTCCGAATCGCTGGGACTACATAAGGTATGACTAGGGTTTCATATTCAAAGTCAACTTTATCTTCATCAAGCTTGCCACAAACAGTAGCTTCAAAGATAGATCTATAAAATCCTTTTTCTTTGCGCAGCACACTCATGGAATATCTTCTGAAACATTAGGTTCATTAACCACTTTGGTTAACCATCGTGGTCCTTTACTGTAAATAAACTTTCGTAGTCCTTGTCCATCGTTAGCATCAGACCAACAGTCATTCTTATATGCACAGTATGAACACCCTACACTTAATTTCATATTACCTGATGTGCCATCTGGTTCCTCATCATAACATCTCGGTGGTGGTTTATTCTTATCTTTTAGTGCAACTCTTAAATGTTTAATTCTTTCTCTTGCATTTGGTATATCTGATTTATGTGGACGACATAATGCTAATGCTCCACTTTGTTTATCAATAGCAAAGAAAGCTACCTTATCATTATTGTTTGCCTCTGAGTATGCAGCAATCTGATGGAGATACCCAAAAGCATCTGTCTCTGGTGTGATGTCGTTGTCTCTAAATTTTCTAAAACCAAATTGTGATGCCGACTTAACATCAACAACGACTCCATCTATCACGGCATCTTGATGACCAGTTACTCCGTCAAGTTTTAAAGTTCTCTGTTCATCAGTAACAGAATGACCTGCCGTTTTAGATAGTAATAATAATAGTGCCTCTAACATATG